CTTGGTGCACTCGGCATCAGCCGAGCCCAGGGAATGCTATGACCCTCGCCGACGTCTTTCGACGTCGTCTTGATGAGGCTAACTCCTCGAAAGAGGAAAGTCTCGTAGAACAGGCATCTTTTGGATGCTTGCTCTGGTTCATAGCAGCCGGAGTGACAGTGTTAGGATCGTCGATCCTAGCAGTGTTCATGCCGGACTCTGTCCCAAAGAGCAGTCTACCACAACCAGTGGTGGATGCTCTTCCCAACCAGCAGGAGTCATGCCTTGTTCACCGATCCCCAGTCCCTGACTGTCAACGCTGTGGCGAACGCGCTTCCGCGCGTCACCACGAATCAGAATGGCGCCGTCTATAGTAAGGACGACGGCAATCTGAAGCTGTCCATCTCGTCCGCTTACGGTAAGCGTACGCGTAGGACTGCACGCGTTGACTTCCGGAAGACTGCCGCTGACCCGTTGTTCCCTAGCCAGAACACGCCGTATTCGATGAGTGCTTACATCGTTGCGGATGTTCCGGTGGTGGGCTTCACGGTCACCGAGCAGAAGCAGATCGTCGACGCCCTTGTGGCGTGGCTGTCTGCGACTTCCGGGGCTAACACCACCAAGCTTCTCGGTGGTGAGAGCTAAAACGTCGGGAACTGCCACTTGGGAGATACCCAGGTGGAGACCAATCAGGTCGGAGCACAGCAAGGCTCGGGATGACTCACCCTACCGTTAGGAAGGGGGGCCATGAAAAGCCTCATGTGTCTCTTGCGGGAGGTTCTCCTTGATAGGAGAACCTGGTGTGGCGTTAGCACCGCTCTGGATCTCAAAAAGATCCAGAGCCGTGTCGAAGCTGAGGGAGTGTCGTTTCTCACGATCACTCTCCCGACCTTTGGAAAAGACCTCGAAAGAGCTCTTGACCAAGGGTACGTGGACTCTCAACTGTGGAAAGGCTTCCAAAAAAGCCGATCCTCAGGGTGTCTCCCCCTATTCCTAGGAGGTTTCACCAGTCTCATCTTCGACCGTGCTTCTGGTCGTCTGTTTGACGTTCCAAGCATCGATGCAATCCAAGCGATACGTCAGATCACTCTGATGTTCGCGAAGATTAATTTGGACTGCTCTGAGAGCAGAACCAAAGCAGCGATTGCAGGGTTCGTCAAATGTGAGCAGGACGTCCGAGAGGCTGACAAACGGCGCTCTGAGGCTGCTTGCAGCCAATTTGCACGCGTTGGTCACCTTCTTTGGGCCTCTGTCTTGCAACGAGTCGATGAACAAATCGACTCTGGACAGTTGGTCCCAAAGCATGGGCCGGGGGTCACCGCTGATCGCCTTCTGGGAAACCAGAA